AAGTCTGATAATCGACAACCGCGTGATCCGAATCTGATGCATGTATTTTTCCGCACTCAAATGGCTATGGTCTAACCAACGCCGGATGGTGCTATCAGACACGCTAAAATACGCGGCCACTTCGTCAACCCGAAACAGATCCTTTTTTGGCAACCCGTATTCTATTTCCGGTTCGGGCGTTTCGGTTTTAGTGGTTTCTCCATCAATCGGTTGATCATCAACGATCCTGATTTTATCTCTTTTGTGTTTTGCCATTTTTGAATCTCCATTTTTCAACTGGTTTAAAGCGCCATGCGTTCCTTCATCTGTTCTTCGGTCATGTCTGTATAGGCCGATTGTGTTCTGGCTTCTGGATTCATCGCCATCAAGGCCACCGCGTTGAACGTAGCCATCAAAGGGTCAATCTTGCCTGAACCTGAAATCTGTTTCGTAATTATCAAAGCGTTCCCCCTTGGCTCTGCCCTCGCGTTTGAGACGCACCACATCATGAGTGCCGACCCGCTATGGATCAACCGCCGTCCGTCTTCTTCTTGTCCAGCCACGCGCCTCTCGGCCGTCTTAATGGCACCATTCAGACGCCAGCCCTGCGATATACCGACAATCCGGTCATTCTCTTTAGCATTTGGCCTTGTTTTTGCCAATCCGCGTCGTTCAAGCTCGTCAACAACGTCACCAATCCCAACCGGGTCAACGCCTATCCGGTCAAGCAATCCCGTCTTATCAAGCTGTTCTATAATGTCTCCGACTTGTGAAACGTCTTGGCCGATCTGATCCACGATAACAAGATCGCCGTCTTTTTCAAAATCCCTGTATTTCGGCGCTTCGGACTTTCTACGTTCCAAAGCTATGGGGTGACACCATGCGCAAGTCCACAAAAGCCAGTCCCTTGTGTCCTTGTCCCTGCCTATCGCCGCAAAACCCAATAGATCGTCAAGGCCGCCACCATCTATGCCGACTACGATCACCTCGGAGCGCTCTATCAGTATTTCCAGTGTGACAGTACCAGCAGCCGACTCCCAAAAATCAGCACCGGCCCATCGTTGGCTCTTCATGCTCATAGCCATTTGGACGTTTAGGTGCTTGGCCAAAAAACCGGCCATTGATTCCTTGCCGCCTTCTTCGGCCTTACGGTGTTCCCGTAAAATAAACTCCTCGTCAACCGATGCCCCCAGATTCGGATTGGTCATAAAGAAGTTTTTAGGCAGCATATGTTCTTTTGCGTCCAGAATCTTTTTAGGGAATTCGTAAATGATCGGTAGGAATCGGTTATCATCTATCCGGCCATCACGAACGCCCCTTGCATAATCCAGCTTTTGCGCGAAGACACCGGCAGGGGCTTCGTCACTTTGCGTTGACAAAAATATGACACAACCTTCGGGCCGTGACGCTAAACCACCGCAAGCCTCACGCAACATATTCTCAGCGCCGTTACGCTTGCCGAACAACCACAACTCGTCAACCAATATAAACGATGCCTTTTTACCGGCAGCAGATTCTGAATCAGCCGCAACGATCTTTAAGGTTGACCCGTTGCGCCGATCTGTTATCTGCCGGTAGTGTTCCTGTATGTGCATGATGTCGGATAGTTCAGGATCGGCTTTGACCATGTCACGAGCGGGATAAAATGAATTGTTTGCGACCTCGACGGTCGGAGCCAAGATTAGAAGTTCAGCGGATTGCCGCCAGTTCAGGATTAGAGCCGTCAACATAATCGCCGCCGCGTCCGTAGACTTACCGTTCTTCTTGGAAATCAACAAAAAGAATTCAGATATTAAACGCCTACCGGATTTGGCATCGTAGGCCCCAAAGATGGATGAAACGAAGTCTACCACCCATGGGCGACTTGCCTCCTTCATAGTGGGTTGGCCAAGCACGTCAACTAAAACCAGTTCGCCCAATATCTCAAGCGCCCGTTCCGCTTCTTTCGGGAAAAGTGGCGGGTTGGTGATTAGGGATTCACCGGCAAGGATTCGTGACTCCCAGTTTGGGCAGGCTGTTGTCCAGTTCATTTAACGGCCTTTAAATGTGGCGGTTCAGACGCTTTAAATCGCCCCGAAGCCGCCCCCTTCGCCTTGTCCTGCTTCCCGTCCTTGACGCCCTTGACTGATGCCCTGGCATGTTGAAACGGCAATAAGATATTGGCCACAAGGATCTTAGTTTTACGGTCAACCTCTGCTATTGGAGCCATCAAAAGCCCTTCAAGATACGCCTTCGCATCTGGATCACCTTCAATATTGGACGCAGCTTTGACTATATCGGCAGGCACATCACCCTTGGGCGTTGACCAACAGTCCGGTTTGTTCTTACTCAGGCACCAATTCCTGATAGTCACCTTGGATACGCCATGGGCAGCAGCAGCGCCTTTTAAGCCAGCATAGACCACCCCATTAATGTGGTAATCGTTTATTGGTTTTCCACCGCTTCCGAATCTTAAACCGCCACTGGCCATGCCCAACCCCTCCTTTATGGGCCACGAATACACTATAAAAAAATTATAGTCAACCCAAATCTGGCATGATATGCTATATATTGATAAAATATGGGTTGATATGCCTATATCTGGTATGCTGAAATTAATATAATAAAATTATAAAATAATGCTTGACAGGGTGTAACTCAAGGGTTATAGTGTATTTAACGCTAACGATTAACAAGGAGAAACAAATGAAACTCGAAAACGCGCTAAACAGACTGGAAAAAGCCGGATACCAGATAGCAACAAACGGATCAGCATATAGCGCATATCTTGACGGACATGAGATCACATTCACAGCCCATGACAACAAAACGTCAAACTTCTCTTCCGGTATCCCATCAGCCTGTGCAATCACCTTCGGCATGACCCTCAAAAAAGCGATGAACTAAACCCAAAACCGCCCCCGGTACGCCGGGGGCATAAGGAGAAACCAAATGGTGCAAATCTTACAGGCAGACGGAAACAATGGAGTTTATTTCGTGGACGATTTCGAAGGTGAGGTAATGAGCCAGAACGATTTCTATGAGGAACTGGACGTTCTGGACTGTGGCAAGATCATCAACTGCTATGCCACTGCCAGCATGATAGCCAAGATCGAAGACGAATACGGTATCAACTAATTATAGGAGGTTTGACAAATGGAAAACCCTAAAATGGAAATACTGAATATCAAGGCCAAACACATCATGGACCGTATCAGGCAAATGACAAACGACGAAACAGACACAGAAGGCCAGCCGATAGCCGATGATATTTACATGGATAAGGTTGAAGTCATGGTTAGGCTGGCACTTTTTGAATTGGGGGAATGATGCGGATTTTAATAGCCTGTGAAGAAAGCCAAACCGTCACCAAGGCCTTTAGGGCAAAAGGACATGAGGCTTATTCCTGTGACGTTCAGTCCTGTTCTGGTGGGCATCCTGAGTGGCATTACAAAGCAGATATCACCGTGCCGCTGTGGTCTAAGTGGGATATAATAATCGCCTTTCCACCTTGTACTCATCTGGCATCAAGCGGTGCAAGATGGTTCAAACAGAAAGTAGCAGACGGGAGGCAACAGGAAGGCATAAACCTGTTTATGTTGTTTACTGGCCTGAATTGTCCCAAAATAGCCATTGAAAACCCAGTAGGTATCATGTCCACGAGATACCGAAAACCCGATCAGATCATTCAGCCGTGGCAGTTTGGGCATGGCGAAACGAAAGCAACTTGTCTATGGCTCAAGGGGTTGCCAAGGCTTTTGCCGACCGATATCGTTGAGGGCCGCGAACAGATTATATGGAAAATGGCACCATCGCCGGAACGATCCAAGCTGAGAAGCAAAACTTATCAAGGCATTGCAAATGCTATGTCAGAACAGTGGGGATGATAATGGAAAAGCTCACAACCAAACAAGCCGCCGACATTCTGGGTGTCAGTACGTCCAGGGTCAGGCAGTTCAAGCTGGCAGGCAGGTTGAAGGCCACAAAGTTCGGGAGGGATTTGGTGTTTGACAGGGCCGAGGTTTTGAAATTCAAGGAGGGGTTGAAAAACAAACCGGTTTAAGGCTGTTTAATTTTATTTGGGAAAGCGTTTGATTCTAATTCCATATCAAACCATTCACGTTTACCATCAGTCCTACGATTGAGCCTGCTCACAGCCACGACCGGCGAAGTCAGGCACCATCCGGTTTCAATCCATACCTCTGTTGGTTCACCGTCTCTGCCAGTTTCAGGCCAATCCTTAATGGCATCTTTTAGTTCCTTGACTGTGACGCCCATCGGGTTTGTAAAATTCATTTTAAACCTCATTTCGCCCCGTTTTTAACCGTTAAGCCACCCTTAACACCCCACCCAAATTCTGATTTAAACTTTTGAATTCATTTTCAAATTTAGGGTTAACGCAGTATTAACGGATCAAAATTGCAATTTTAATTCTGCGAGTGTG